TTCCGCTCCCACAGCACCAGGTCTCCTCCCCCCCCTGGGAAACGCTACCCCGTGCCGTTTCCCGGCTTGCCGGACTGTCTCCAAGTTTACGCCCATGGCTGCCGCCAGCCACGTTGCCGTCGCTCCGCATCCCCGCATATTTGTCAGGTACTCCTTTTGCAGATCTCCGGGCATCTGCTTGTATGTCCCCCACGGCATGACCCGCTTGGTGTTCCAGCTTCTCACCTCGCTGTTTAACGCCTCCCGCTCTTTTTTCGTCAGGCCGTCGCTGGGGAATCCCACCCGCCGACCGCCGCTAACCACCTTGTGTCTGGCCGAGTTCCCGATCTGTTTCTTCTCCCGGATGTCCTTGTCAAACTCCGTCATTTCTTTCTTCCTCCCGTCTTGCATATTTCCCGTCCACGGCCTCGCACAGCGGACACAGCCAGTATTCCCCGGCGCAGTATCGGGTGATCTGCCGCCGCAGCGCCTCACGGGACGGCATCCAGCTGACCACCGGCTCGTCCGCCAGCACCCCCTCGCACACAATGCGCTGGGAGCCGTTGTCTGTCCTGTAATAGGGGCATCGCACGTGTACCTTTGCGTGTCCTCCGGCCATACTCTCACCATCCCATGTACTTTTCCATCTGCCGGTCTGTCAGAGCCTGTGCAAGGCCCTTTTTGGGCGGCGCAGAGGCTTCCGTCCTGCTCCACCGCTCCCACGTCTCTGCATTTCGGCAAGCCGCTTTCCAGTCTTTCATGGGGGTCTTGCCGACCATCCACCCTTTCGATGCGTAGAAATCGATAAAGCCCTGCGGATCTACGGGTGACTGGCGTTCAGCCACATAGGACTGCACCTCTGCCAGCGTGGGCGGAACAAAGCGCTTGGGGCCTGAGGGGGGAGGGGGGGAGCAATAACTATCGTTCTCACTCTCTTTCTCTCTCTCTTTCTCCTTCTCTTTCTCCTTGCGGGTTTGTTCCGGTTTGTTGTCGGTTTGTTTTCGTTTGTTCTGCGTTTGTTCCGGTTTGTTTTTCGTTTGTTCCTGCCTGTTGCCGGTTTGTTCGGCGGAGAATGACGTTTGTCCCGTCCGGCTGCGGTTTTCCGCCTTGCTGCGGCCCACCTCCAGCGTGGGTCGGATCAATGTGAAAATGGCCCTCGCCACGCCGGATAGCTCCGGCTCCTCTCCGTCCAGTGCATAGGCGCATACCGCCAGCACGATGGCCCGAAACTCCTCCGCTGGGATCTCCTTCAGTGCGTCGTAGTAGCTCCGGTACCATGTGAATTGCTTTCGCTCCATCCCACGGCCCTCCCGTTAAAAGGGCAGGTCGCCGTCGTCCTCGACCTCCTGAAAGTCATCCGCTGACACATCCACGCCCCGTCCGGTGGGCTCCTCCCGCTTGCTGTCGGCAAAGTACAGGCTGTCAGCCAGCACCTCCATGCTGCGCCGCTTGTTGCCCTCCTTGTCCTGCCAGCTGCGGCCCTGCAGCGACCCGGTCACCGCCGCCATCCGGCCCTTGTCCAGATACTTGGCGGCAAATTCCGCCGTCCCCCTCCATGCAACCACGTCGATGAAGTCCGTCTCCCGGTTCCCCTCGGCATCCTTATAGTCCCGCTCCACAGCCAAAGAGAAACTGGTCACCGCCACGCCGCTCTGGGTGCGCCGCAGCTCCGGCTTCTTGGTCAGCCGCCCCATAAGCACGATCCTGTTCAGCATACTGCCACCTCCAGTCCGTCCGCAAACAGCTTCAGCTCCTCCGGTCGAAAGTACACACGGGGATTCCCCGCCTCGATCCGGTAGCCGTTCAGCTTCCCGCTGCGCCGCAGCTCGTCCAGCGTGTCCTCGCTGATGGAGAGCAGCTTTGCCGTCTCCCTCTTGGTGTAAAGCAATTTGTCCATTCCTGCATCCTCCTTGTTATGTTCGTTGTTATAGTGTTGTTATGGCAGTTCCACTGCGCTGTCACAGATCAATCTTCCCCAAATCTCAATTTTGTTACGGCAATAGGAAATTCCTCGATCTCGCTTGCCCAGCGTGCCGTGCCCTTGCCGTTGTGCCGCTCGAACACCAGCGGAAAGCCGCCGATACCGTCGAATAAACTGCCCATCGTAACAGGGCGAAGATATTGCGCACTGATACGCTTTGCCAGGAAGTCCCAGAAGGGCAATGCGATGGAGTTGCCCAGCGCCTTATAGCGAGGACTGTCCGCATCCTTGTGACGCTTGCCCTTGCTGTCGCACCACTCGCCAATGTCTGTCCAGCCGTCCGGGTAGCCCTGCAGCCGTTCGCATTCCAACGGTGTCAATCGGCGCACCACCATGTTCTGCACCGGGTATGTCTCTGCGTCCTCCCGGCACGCACAGGAAGCCCTTGCCCGCAGTGCGTGTGCCACATCCGGTGTTGCCCCGCACACCAGCATATCGTTATAAGCATCCTGCCCGTTATAGCTCCCAGCATGGGCACCGGGAGAAAGCGTACCTGTCACATCTTGGTATGTAAGCGGCACTTGATTGCCGCCTGTTCCCATACGGGCTTGCAGACTTGGACTGACCTCGCCGCAGTCTCGGATGACATCGCAAGCGTGGCTCATATCCAGAACGGAGGGCTGATGCCCATGCTCCTGTGCTCTCAGCGTCCCGGAAACATCATGGCTCACGCCCATCACATTCCCACCTTGATCGTTCAGGCACATCACCGCCGGTTTATTCCCCCCACACTCTGCGTTCAACGTGGGCGATTGCTCTTCGGCGTATCCGATACTTCGCGCCTGCTCACTATTGCCGAGCTTAAACCCGGCGCACATCACGCTATCCCGCGCCATGCCACCGTTTTCATTGGCGTTTAAACTATGCCATACACCATCTTGGTCATACACCCGTGCGCTTTGTGCCTCCCACGGTGTCAGGCATCTTACTCCCGCGCAGACCGCCGGTCGGTCGATGGTGTTCAAGGTATAACTCGTGTCCTCCCGCCATCCTTTCCCGTTGCATCCAGCAGTGTCTGCGCGGTCAATGCCGTTTCCCTGCAAGCAGAAAATCGTCTGGTCGTTGCCGGTGCCGAGCGTTCCGCTCTTGTCCTCCTGCACTAAAGCACCTTTTCCTCCTCCGTCACAGCCCCCCATGATTCGGACTGCATAAGAAGCACCGCTTTCAGCGTTTCCGGCAAGTCTTTCCCTCGCCGCTCCGCTCTCCGCAGGATGCCCTGACACGCTTTTGCGCTCAAAGAGTATTTCTCCTGCGGTGTCGCCTCCAAAATCTGCGACAACCGAGATACGACGGCGGCGTTGGGGGACTCCCCAGTATTGCGCGTCATGCACTCGCCAAGCCACGCTCCATCGTCCTCCCACTTCATCGTGGTAGCCCCCCCAAGTTGGCCAGCCCTTTTCAGGCACTTCAATATCGGGGGCTTCCGGTTCTGCGATGCGGATGATCTCTTCGAGGACTGCCGCAAAGTCTCGCCCTTTGTTGCTGCTGAATGCTCCGGGCACATTTTCCCAGACCATAAACCGAGGTCTGACCATGTCACCTGTCCGTCCGCTCTTTCTGTCATGCTCTCTCATCTCCTTTACGATGCGGACCTGCTCCATGAACAATCCGCTTCTTGCTCCCGCCAATCCTGCGCGTTTTCCGGCAATGCTCAAATCCTGACACGGCGATCCGCCCGTGATCACATCCACGATCTCAATTTCTGCACCGCTGATTTTCGTAATATCACCGAGGTGCTTCATCTCCGTTCCTCCCATCGATCCTTACAAATAGCTTTTCCCGAACTCCCGCCGGAAGTCCTCCTCCGTCCAGTGCTGCTCCTCCATGGCCTTTAACTGGCCGTAGCGCTTCAGGCGCTGCATCTGCCCTGCGCTCTGGTGTACGGCGCTGGGTGCGAAGATGTGGCACCTCCTGTGGCACAAATACACCACCAGCCCGTATTTCTCGCTTTTCTTGCGGTATGCACCGGGGAATATGTGGTGCCGGTCCAGCGGATCCTCCGCCCCGTTTCGCCCGCACAAAAAGCATCGTTTCTCATCCAATGGGCTGCGCCTCCCCCCATTGGGATTTCAGCGCCGCCAGCTGCTGTGGGGTCATGGTCTCGATCCCCGCCTCCCGGCAGTCCTCCACCACCCGGTCGATGAGCCGTGACATCTGTTCCGTGTCGTAGGTGGAGGAGCCGTACCACAGCGTCACGTTGACGCAGCCGTGAAGCTTGCTGGGTGCCTTTTCCGCCATCCATCCCAGCCCCCGTCCGCTCCACCGGCGCATCAGCTCGTCCGCCGCCTTTTCCTGCACGCATACGATGTCGCTGACCCCCGCGATCTGACGGATCTCCTCCTGATAGATGCCCTCCTTGGTGGCCCCGTAATGCGCCGCCAGCTTGTCCATCAGCACCCAGCAGTAGGCGTTGGCATCGAGGCTCCGGCCCTTGCGCTTGATCTGCGCCCGGTACTCCTTCCCCGGCTGCAGCTCGTCCACCACGTCCATGGCGGAAAGCGCCGTCGGCACCCGCAGGCACAGCCAGTCTCCCGCCCCGTCCTGCATCCATTTGGCCTCCAGCACGCTGACCTCCGTCATGGCTGCACCGCCTCCTCTCTGGGCCATTGCCCCGTTTTCAGGCACTTTGCCAAGTACCGCAGCCTCGGCAGATACTCCTTCTCCACCCATTCCTCGTCATAGGGGATGGGATGGAAGCTCATGCGCCTCATGTCGATGGGGAGGAAGTAGTTCTGAAGCTCCGCCTCCGTCATCCGGTAGGCTGCAATGCGGCACTCCTTCCGCCGCCGCAGCCCCCATCCGCTGGCCAGCATCTCCACCTGACACTGCTGCCAGTATGCCTTGCTCACCCGAAATTCCGCCTTGCTGTGGGTCTTGACCTCCGTAATGAGCCGGGCATCCTCGCCGTCGTAGTTCACCCGCAGCCGCAGCCCGTGGATGCGTACCTGCCGGTCTCTGGTGCGGATGCCCAGCGCATCCAGGATCTTCCCCTCATAGGCCGTCCCCGCCTGCATGGCCGGGGTGGTGAAGGTCTCCTGCCGGATGCCCAGCTTCACGCTCCACCATTTTCGGAAGGTCTCCGTGTCCCACCGGCCCATGACCTTGGACGTGTCCGAGGCTCCGATCCAGCCGCTGCGGTCGTGGTCGTGGATCACAGTCGGCTCACCGCCTTTTCAAGGCTCCCCAGCTTGTCGAACCACCCCATCATGGTGGCCAGCTGCTTGTCGTTGATGCCCAGCTGCGCCAGCAGATCCCGGTGGGAAAGTCCCCCCTGCTCCTTGCTGGTGATCAGCCGCTCCAGCCGCTCCTTCACGGCGTAGATGCTGTGCCTCGACAGATCCTCCTCCCCGTCGTCGCCGTCCCCGGCGGCCCACAGGTCAAAGCCCAGCCCCGTCCGCACCGCCACGCCTTTGACAAAGGCTCTGGCCAGCGCATTGTTGATCCGCAGCTGGTTCAGCGTGTCCTCATACACCACCAGCGACCCATTCAGCAGCGGCATATCGTAGGAAAAGACGTTCTCGTCAATGTGGATCTCCACCGACACGAACCAGCACTCCGTCACTCTCCCCTTGCTGGTGGTCACCTTGGCCTGCGGCCACAGGTAGCTGTTGGTCTCCGGGCAGCGCCGGGGAGCGTACCAAACGCTCTCCGCTCCGTTCTCGTGCAGCAGCTTCACGCAGTTGGCCCAGCCCAGATAAGGCACCTTCACCGTGTTCCCCCGCTCGTCCTTGGCGTCCCGAAAACCGCACAGGGGCCGCACATCCAGTTTCACCAGTTCGTTAAAAGGCTTCAGCATTTCTTCTCCTCCTTCTTGTCCTCTCCGATCACGTCCATCAGGCTGTTTCCCTCCAGCATCTGGTCGATGACCTCCATCTCCGTCCGCCCGAAGCCCGCCTTCATCAGCCACCGGAACCGCCGCCGGGTGTTCTCCCGGCACGTCCCGCAGGCCGCATCGTTCTTCCAGCGCCACCCGCTGCAAAGGGGGCAGGGCCTCGCCTCCAGCTCCGAAAGCGGCCCCAGCGCCTCGCCGCACCGGGGGCAGCTCAGCCCGTGGTAGCCCACGTCCTGTTCCTCCTCCACCATCGGCTCGTCAAACACCTCGCCGCAATACTGGCACAAATACATCCTCTTCGTCCTCCTCGTCGCTTAGATCTACGTATTCATAGGGGCCGCTTGTCCTCTGCCCCCGGTACACGGCCTCCATGGCCCGCCGAACCGTTCCATAGCTGCGCCCGATCAGCGCCGCCAGCTCTCCCATGCTGTCCGCCTGCGCCACCGGAAGCCGGTACCTGTCCTTCGTCACGTAGCGGTATACCCGCATTTCTTCCGTCGCCTCCTTGGCTGATAGCTCCGGCACTTGCCCTCCTCGTCCCACAGGGGCCGGGGCTTGCACTTGCCCACCATCTCTGCGTAGTTGCAGGCCCACATCCGGTTCGGCCCGGTCATTCCGTACCGGCACGCCCGGCATCTGCTCCAGTCCTTCAAGCCTCCACCATCTTCCTTATTTCTCCAGCCGCCCCAGCAGCCGCATGAAGCCGTAAACCGCCGTCCCGGCTCCCAGATACACCAGCGCCCATGTCAGCGTCATTCCGTCTCCTCCTCTCGCTCCGCCAGCCATTCGTCCACCTGCCGCCGGAAGATCAGAAACACCCGGCTCTTCTCGCTGCGGACGCATACCCCGAAGGGCAGCACCCCCTGCTCGATGCCGTCGGCCACTGTCTTGTTGCCGATGCTCACGCCCCGCTCCCGCAGATACGCCGCCGTGCCGTCCAGCGTCATCGTCTTGACCATCCTTCCTCCTCCTTTACATCGCCTGCAGCACCGATACCGCCAGTGCCGCCAGCGCCGCCAGCAGAGCCATGCCCGCCGGGAGCATCTGCCGTATCGCCCGCCCCTTGGAATAAAAGTCCTCCATCAGTGCGTCCTGCGCCCCGCTCACCAAGCCGACGGTCACATCCATGTCGTTCACTCGCCGCTCCAGCTTCTCCAGCCGTTTCTCCAGCCGCAGCTCGGCGGCATCTCCTGCGTTCACCACGCAATCCGGATACTTGTCCATCCATCGCTGCAGGGCCTCCTTCAGCCCCTCCAGCCGCTCCTCCTCGTCCAGCCGTCCGCCGGTCTCCCACCAAAACGTGAAGTCCGCCTCCGTACCGGCGCCTTCCATCTCCCAGATCTCCCGGTTCAGGGCCTCCAGCCCCACGGCCTCTGCGATCTCCACCATCTTCGCCGTCTGGTACTTCAGTTTGCACTCCTTCGGCGGCTTGGCCGCCAGCGGCAGTTCGTCGTACCCCTTCGGCTTTCCCTCCAGCCATTCCGGCCATTCGCCCCGGTCCAGCGCCAAATATGCCTGCGCCAGTTTTTCCCTGCTCAGTTCCATTCCTTCCTCCTCCTTTTTTACTCCGATTCCTTCACCAACTCGTCCAGCGTCATCGTCTTAATCATCGTTCCTCCTTATTCGCCGCCCGGATAGCTTCCGCAGCAGCCCTGATCTCCTCCTCCGACACGCCGTACAGCTTTGCCATTTTCTTGTAATACTTCCGTGCCGGTGCCCAGTCTCCGTATTCCCAATGTCTTACGCAGGACTGGTCAACAAACAGTTTCTTGCCTACCTGTGTGCAGGAAAGATTTGCTCTATCCCGCATTTCTCTCAATGTCAAATTTCATTCCCTCCTTATATGTGAGATTTCATTGACTGCGGCGGGGCGTTTGTGCTATAATCGCCTTGCAGGAGTGCAAAGGCAGCGATTCTTGCTGTTAAATCCCCTCCCCGCCCGGTGCGGAGGTCGGGAGGGGAAACTCCTGCACCCCGCCGCCTCGTGTTACCGCACGAGGCGGTTTTTCTATCCCCGCCGCAGTCAACGCCCACCGAAACCTCATGAATATGAGTTTTCACACTTGACACTCCACAAAAACTGCGGTACAATACCTTCGCCAAAAGAAATTGTTAAAAGCCGCTTTCGTGGGGGGCTGGTGTTTTTGTACCCTTTTCCGGTGGGCCTGATATAAAGATACCTCACAAATGCGAAGTTTGCAATAGGCAAATTCAATAAATACTGAATTTTGGCAAATTCAACAAATTTAGGTAAGCGAATATGTCAATTATGCAAGAGCGGGTTCTTTCTCTTATCCCCCACAAGCCGGATGGGAAGTTTGTGCATGGCGCAAAGGCTGATTTTGCAAGGATGCTTGGATTTAAGAGCGGAGCAATAGTTAGCGATTGGGAATCAGGGAAAAGTGACTCGTACAAAAATTATCTTTTCCAGATTTCCGCTTTAAAAGGCGTATCCGTGGAGTGGCTAAAGGGCGAAACGGACGACCCGGGCATAAAAAAAGCCCCCGGCATAAATGCCGAGGGATTGAGCGCAGCACGGAAAGCGTTGCTTGATGCAGTTGATGGTTTGACCGATGAGCAATGCGAGAAGCTATTGGGCATTGTACTGGAAGCTAAGAGGGTGCTATGACCGATTACATTTTTCAGATTCTACAGATTGATCCAAAGCCATACATTGGAGCTGACAATCATTGCTACCAATAGCCCAACAAGCTCTTTCATTTTGCATTCTCCTTAATACATATTCAGCCTGGCGGTCTGTCAGAGTCGTGATTTCCTCTTTCAGTCGTTTCCGTACAGGTGTTTCATTAAGTATACCACATTTTTGGGGAAAAATCATCATTTGTACGTCCTCCAAGTAAAGTATTTTCACCTTTACCCTAAAAAAAAGACATTTGTTGCATAGTTCAAGGCAACAAAATCGTAGAAAATAGAAATTTTGTTCTACCCTCCCCATCCCCGCACCGGACGGGGAGGGTATTGCCCACGAATCACCTAACGGTTTATCGTTTGCGCCTCTACCATATCAAAAACAAATCGGGTGGTGCAATCCCGAAAAAGGCAATATCCCCAAATTTGGGGTTTGCAAAATAATGCGGGCTATGCCCGAAAAAGGGGAAGAAGGCAATTAAACATGGAGAAATCGTTGCAGGACACTTGCCGGGACGCAAAACTGGAACAGCACATCACGGCGCAGGAGATAGCAGACCAATCCGGTGTGCCTTTGTCCAGCGTCAACAACTTTTTCGCATCCACATCTAAAGCACCGGGCGTGTATGCGGCTGGCCCCATCTGCAAGGTGCTGGGGGTGTCTATGGACCGTTACTTTGGCATTGTAGAGGTTGTTTTGGCGCAAGACCAAATCAAGCAGCTCCAGCAAGTCCATGACGAGGATGTGCGCCTTGCACGGATAGAGGGCGCATACGATGAGCTGTCCAAATCCGCAGAGGAGCAGAAGAAAAAAGCAAGGCGGCAGCGCACGATGCTGTATATCACATCGCTGCTGTCCGCTATCTTGCTGGGTATAGTTACATGGTATGTGGCGCTTGATTACCGTGTGCAGGACGAAGGCCTGATCCGATCCAGGACAGCCGGTACGATTGCATGGATTGTCATTGCGCTTTTGGCGGTGGGAATCGGCGTACTTACATCCGTGCTATTGTCCACTCTTGCGGCGGACAAAAAATCCAAGCAAGACGAGGAAGCAGAAAATGAGCAACTGCATTAAATGCGGAACAACTCTTGTCCCGGGCGCCGTATATTGTCATATCTGTGGCAAAAAACAGGTAACAGAGCGGCGCAAGGCATTGAAGCGGGCAAACGGCACCGGAACTGTATACAAACTGGCGGGGCGTAGAAAATCGCCTTGGGTGGCCGCAAAAAACAAAGTGATTATCGGACATTATGAGCGCAAAACGGACGCTCTGGACGCTTTGGAGCGGTTGAACGGCAAGAGCTTAACGGAGCGGTATAATATGACCTTTGCGGAAGTCTTTGATGCGTGGAAAGAGGAGCATTACAAGGAAATCGGCAAGCAGGGGATAGAATCATATAACAACGCCTACCGCATATTTACGCCGTTGCACGGGAAAAAGTTCCGCGATCTCCGCACCGCAGACTTTCAAGCCGTACTTGACCCACACATGGCCAAGAGCCATTCCACCGTGAACAAGTACAAGCAGCTCATAACGCAGATGTCGAGCTGGGCAATCCGGGAGGAAATCTGCACGACAAATTTCGCAAAATTTGTGCGCTTGCCGGAGAATATCAAAAAAGAAAAGGACATTTTCACGGAGGAAGATATCCGTAAATTGGAATCCGACAACAGCGATGCGGCGAAAATTGTCTTGATGCTGCTGGCAACGGGTATGCGTATCGGGGAACTGTTTTCTTTGCCGCTGGCAGACTATCACGGAGACTATGTTGTAGGCGGCGAAAAAACCGAAGCCGGGCGCAACCGCATCATCCCCATTCGCCCGGAGGGGAAACAGTATTTTGCCTACTTTGCGAAGCAAGCAACGGGGGAGATGCTGTTATCCGGCTACGATGGGCAAAAAGTCCCGGCGAACTTCCGCAGGCGAGATTATTACCCGCTCCTTGACAGGCTCGGAATAGAGCGCAAGACCCCACACGCCACACGCCACACATATGCGTCAAGAGCGGTAAAAGAGGGATTGCCACCGGAAATGCTGCAAAAGATACTCGGACACGCCGATTATTCCACCACCGCAAACATATATACGCACATAGACGCACAGACACTTGTGGACGCTGTTACTAACACGTTACTAACAAATAAGAAATGAGAAAAAAGAAAAAAGCCTTGAAACCGTTGAGTTTCAAGGCTTTTTTTGGTGGAGACTGCTGGACTCGAACCAGTGACCTCCTGCGTGTGAAGCAAATTTCTCCACCGATTTGCTCAGCATTACGCAGCTTTTGACGCATTATTGCACATTTCCGGCAACATTTACACGGATAAAGTTGCACAATGCTTCACAGGTTCTCTCCAGTTACTAACAAATTACTAACAAGGTCAGTCCTTCACGACACTGTGATAGTATGCTGCCAGTTTCTCACCGGGGCCTTCTGCGTCCTTGTCGAAGAGGAACGCCCGTGCCATGTCTGCGAAGAACTCGGCATTGTTCACACCGTACTTGGAGGCCACCATGCAGTAGTCCGAGTACATCATGTTCATGGTCACGTTCCACTCCGCATCGGACACATGATCCGGGGAAATGCCGAACGCAGCGGCCAGAGGCGTGGTCTGGTATTCGCTCCAGTGTCCACCTGTGGTGCCGTCCTCGTTGACCATCCGGTCGTTCCAGCGCTGGATATCCTGCTCTGGGAAGTCCTCCGATGCCGTCATGCACTTGCCCATTTCGTTGATCTTCGCCCAGCACTCCGCCATGCCCCGCACGGCGGAGGCGGAGCGCTCGGAAACCGGAAGCTTCATGTACTCGCACAGTTCCTTCTCCAGTTTCCGCTTGTACTCCTCAATCTTATTCTTCATGCCGCACCCCTCACAGTTTCACGACGGTGACCGCCACGTTGGATACCACCGCTGCCACGCCGCCCAGCAGCAGAGACAGGATGGAGCTGTCGCAGCCACAGGCATTGCGCACAATGGCCGTCAGCTGGATGTTCGCCGTTCCGCTGGCCGCCACAGTCTCTGCGCCGGTGGCCCCGATGATCGGCACGCCGTCCTTCTGAGCCGTCAGGGTGACTGTCCCCGCCTCAGACGGAGCCAGCGTGGCGGACACGTTCACCAGATAGTACCCCTGCCCGCACAGCGTGATGGTGTTGCCGTCCTGCTTGATGTTGCACCCGTAGCGCCGGGTCGTGCCTCCCACCGGTACAATGCCGCCTGCGGCGACGGTCGCCCCGGAAACGTTGGTCGTATAAATCGCAGCCTTGCTCATGTGATCATTCCTTTCTGATAAATATAGCGGGACGGTCTCCCGCCCCGCTTGCCTCGCCTGACAGGGCGTATTTTATCCTGTTTAGATGTTGCCGCAGCCACTATTGCAGCCGCAGAACGGGGACGGGCCAGCCGTGTAGGTGTACCCGGTGGGATAGCGCACCACGCCGCACAGCTGGTCACGGATAAACAGCTGATTGTTGGCCTGCTCCAACTGGGCGATGCGGCCCTCCAGCTGCGCCTTCTCCAGCGCAGCAAACTTTGCGTCGATGTTGGCATTGACGCTGTCAATGGCCCGCTGGGTGGTGCAGCAGCACTCAGCCATCTGGGCCTGAATGCTGTTGCCGGTCTGCATAATGGTCATGTTGGTGCCATTCTGCGCCAGCGCCATCTCCTTGCCCAGCTGCCCGATGCCGCCCTGCATCTCGTAGCCGAGATTGCAGATGCCGTTGCCGATGTTGGTCAGCCGGTCATTCAGCTGGCCGAACTGCTGACCAAAGAGGATCTCCTGCTGAGACGCTGCTGTGGCATACTGGCCGAACTCGCCCTGACGGTTCATGCCCCAGCCTCCGCCCATAAAGACGAAGAGGAAGAGGATGATGATCCACCATGCGCCGCCGCCATTGCCCCAGCCGTCGTTGCCGCCATCCACAGCGGCCCGCAGATCAGAGAGGGAATAGTTATCCATTTGAAAAGCTCCTTTCTGTAAGATTTTATAAATAAACCGTGTCGACCCGGCTTATTTCAGAAATTGCATAAACTCCTTCGCCTTCTGCTGGAGCTGCTGAAACTGCTCTTGGCTCATCTTCCCGCTTTTGAGCATCTCCTCCACCTGTTCCTTTGCCTTTTGCGGGGTCATGCCCGCCGCAAACCTCCGAAATTCACCCAGCATGGCAAGGGGGTTATTGGGGCTTTTCCCGCTCCTTTGCAGCATCTGCATCATCGGATTTGGCATTGATCATCTCCTCCAATCTTTTCACACGCTCTTCCAGACTGTTCACGTCCACCTTGGCCGGATCTTGATACGGGGTCACGCTGTAAGGCGTCACCGTACAGTATCCAGCGCCGTCGCTGACCTTCAGCCACACGATGGGATCATGCTCGTCCAGCAGAAGGATGGAACTGTTGGGAGCCATGCGGAACGCCTCCGCTCCGTTTTTCCCGTTTACCCGTGTGATCTGGCACGTCTGTTGATTGTTCTGCCCGTATGGCTGCCCCATGTAGGGGGAATAGCCCTGCTGATAGGGGTTGTTGGAAAATCCGTACATGGTATGCCCTCCTTTGCCTTCATGATACAAGAAAAGCACCCATCCAAAGGGCCATGAAATGGTCTTTGAATGGGTGCTTCTTTATAGGTGCGTCAGGGCATCGATGATCTTGTCCAGCGCCTTCCTCCGCTTGCGCTTGATGCTCTCTGGGGAAAGATGCAGGATATCCGACGCCTGTACATAGGATTTTTGCCGGACGTCACATAGGATGATGCTCTGTGCCTCCTCCTCCGGCAGGTCGAACGAACGAACAAATTCGACCGCCCGGTTCGGAGCCATCCCGGCAATATATCCCCTGACCGCTTTCCGTTGACGATCCATAGCACGGTCTCAGCCGTGGACGTGCGGACGCAATGCGTGGGCGGAGGGTGCGGCGCATGGTCACCCTCCGCCGTCCATGTGGTGTGGTTACTTTCCCAGCAGATAGCCCCAGCTGGCGGCACCGAGGATGCCGTCCACGCCGAGGTCGTGGTCTGCCTGCATACGGCGCAGACCGGCCTCCATCTTGGGGCCAAAGAGCTTGTCGCCGCTCCAAATTTCATCCGGGTAATAGCCCTTGTCCTTCATCAGCAGCATGGCGGCCCGGACGTCATTGCCCTCCATGCCACGGCGCAGCATACGCAGTTCCATGTTGATCGTCTCCTCCTTCGTCGTCGGTGCGGGTGCGGGCTTGGGCTGCTCGTTCAGCAGCGCCTTGACGCTGGCCTTGAACGCCTCCCACTCCGCATTGTTCTTCCCTGCCATCTGCCGGGGGCAGGACTTCCCGGTCACGTCGTAGTGCCGCAGGACGTAGGTGTCCACGCCGGAAATGCCCAGCAGCTTGCACAGCTCCGCCGTCAGTGCCGCAGCGTTGGCCTTGGTGCGCTCGGAAACATGGTAGTTCCCAGAGCAGCACATCTCGATAGAGATACTGTTGGTGTTGCGGCAGAGGGGATGTACCGGATCAGAAGAGCCTACCGCCCACGCCCGGTCACAGGCCGGTACGGACTGGTAGATGCTGTCCTCGTCCACGAAGTAGTGTGCGCTGGCCTCCCGGTCGCCGCCTGCGAAATACTTGCAGTTAGCCTCGGCGGTGTCGCTGACGTTGCCCGTGTAGTGCAGCACCACAAAGGCCACGTCCCGCCCGCCCAGCCGGTCATAGGTCTCCTTGCTGGCCGGGATGCTGGTGTTGATGGGGATGCCGCCCGCCTTGGCGATGGGATATGCGGAAGTGATGCGCTTACTCATTGTCGTCCTCCTCGTAGATGATCTCAAGCCCGTATGCTTTTGCGATCTCATGTTCGATTCTGCAACCTCTTGCCTTCTCCCAGCCCTTGCAGAAATAGGCCGCATGGCACAGGCTCATGTTTTCGATGGACTTGGCCAAGAAGCACAGCGGAATTTGCACCACGCCACGTTTCTTCATGTTTTCCCGGTTGTACCACTCGTCAGTGAACAGAGTGTTCACGACCTCATAACCAGCACTTTCCAGTGCGTCGATTGCCCTATCCCGTGTGGCCCGAATTTCTTCGTCAGGCTTCCCGGCCATCGGCTGGGACAGCATAGCTTTCTTACTCATTGCCATTGCCCCCTTTGTTGTAGGCGGCGATGGGATATGCGGAAGTGATGCGCTTACCCATATCTCACTCCCCCTTGCTCAGCTGCTTGACAGCCTGATTGATGCCGGTGGCTGCCAGACCGCTGACGATGCCCACGGCAATGGCGGTGATGGGATCGCCCGCCGGGAAGTCCGGGATGGGTGCCAGATAGTAGCTGACAGCCCCCAGCAGACCGCCGCAGACCCCGCACAGGATGGGGATCCACTTGTCGTTCATGCTGCTGGCCTTGCCCACCAGCCCCACGAGGTAGGTGATGACGGTGATGACCGCCACGCTTGCGATGCCAAAAGTTTCCATAATTGCTCCTTTCCGTGCCCGATTCGGGCACACAAAAAATGTTGACAAGTCTTTGTTTATCGGTTTAGTCGGTATTGTACATTCACTACAGTCTCCTTTCTTTTTTTAATTCTCCGTATAATCGTAAATGATGGTGGCCTTGCTCGCACCCCAAGGAGCATTTGCTACTTGCCCCTGCGACCACGGAACATAAATGGTGGTTAGGTTGGAGCACCCGTTAAATGCAGAAGAGTGGATGGTCTTTGGGTTTCCCTCGAATGTAATACTTGTTAGCCCGGTGCAATTAGCAAACACACCGAAACCAATGTTCGTTATCCCAGGTGGCAGCCTAGTTATTGCCAGGTTGCGGCAACCATTGAACGCATAGTAACCGATGCGTGTTATTCCAGACGGCAGACTAGTTAGTGCAAGTTTGGGGCAGCTTTGAAACGCATAGCTACCGATATTTGTCATGCCAGACGGCAAGCTGGTTAATGCAAGGTTGGGGCAATTATTAAACGCATAGTCACTGATGCTTGTTACCCCAGACGGCAGGCTGGTTAATGCAAGGTTGGGACAACCGCTAAACGCACTGTAACCAATGGTCGTCAAATCACCCGGAAGTGTAGGGCTGACAGCCGTGCGTTCTATCACTGCCTTGAAGCTGCCGCCACCCTCCAGAGTTCCGGTCACGCCGCCGATCACCACATCCTTCTTGATGTTCTCGGGCAGTAGGGTGTCCGGTTTTTGAATCGTCACCTTACGCATGCCTTTGCTGCTGGTGGGCAGGATGACTTGATTGCCGGAGGGCATAGACAGCTCCACCGTCCGCTCCTCGGTAGCAAGCACCTCCATCACCTGACCCATCTCAGCATCCAGAGGGACTTCCCCGCCGAAGGTGACTGCGAAGTCATCGCCGGGCCGGAACGCTACGTCAAACTCGATCATAGCGCACCATCCCGCAAAATACGCTCCACAGGCACCGTGAATACCTGAGATGCCATGCGCTGCGCTCCAACGCCCACACGGAGCTGCACTTGGGCCTCCCGGCCCGCCCCGGCGGAGAGGGAGAGCGTCTCCTCCTCCGTCAGCGTACACGACACGGTCTTGCCCTCCAGCGTCATGTCCGCAAGTCCCTTCTCGATTCTCACCACGCCGCCCTGCGCCACGGCCAGCGACAGCGCCGTGATGCTTCCCGTATCAATAGGAAGCCGGAAGGTCAGCGTGGGCGTTGTACCTCGATACATGGGTATCCCTCCTTACAATTCCTTGGTGATGTGCGCCTCCAGATTCAGGTGCTTGTCGAGGTGGGCCAGGGCGTCCTTACACGGGCCGTTGCAGCCCTGCTCGATCAGCCCCTGCAAGGCTCCCCGCAGGCCGTAGCAGATGATGGTCAGCTCGTCCTGCATACGGATGATCTCGGTGCTCTGCCGCCGGTCTCGCTGCACCAGCTTCACCACCCAAGCCACCACGCCGCCCAATACCCCCAGCGCCGTCACCACAGCCGCCGCCGTGATGACGGTGTTTGCGTCAATGTACATGGTAATTGCCTCCTGTTTTTTCTCTCTTCCAAGCGCATATCCCATTTCCCCTTCAGCATACCAAAGAGAAGGAGCGGGTTTCTACCCCCGCTCCTTCAAAAGTTTCGCTTATTTTCCCCACGGAGTGTCCTTGTCACTCCACGACGTCTTTTTGATGCAGTTCCACATGGCCTTTTCCTGCTTGGCGGACAGGTGCAGAGACTGGATGTATTCCACGTACTTTTTCTTCAGAGACCCGCTGATGGCGTTTCCGTCCTCGTCCTTGTCGCTCTCCAGCTGGCGGACGGCCTCGGCGGCCCGCAGGATCATCACGTAGCTGAGTCCCACGCTCTTTCCGTACTGTTCGTATGCCTCCCGCACCTTCCTGCTCTCATAGGTGCGCACCTTCGTCCCCGGATACGCAAGCCCCACCGTGCTGTTCCACATCGTCACGATCTCCCGCATGGTGGCGGAGATGGGCAGTCCCGTAAACTGGGACACCACCTGAGCCGTCTTATAGATCTTGTTGTAGGTGGTCATGTTCCCGTAGTAGGTGGTTTTCGTGGCCTTGTCAAGGGAGCCTGTCCACAGTCCTATGGTCTCCTCCCAGATGCCCAGCAAACTGTAAAGATTCGCCCAAGCCGCCATGTCCATGCGGTCGGTGGAAAATCCGCCGAATGTGTTGGTTACGTCACGGATCAGCGGGATCTTACTCAGGGGATTCAGCTCCCCGGCCAAATTCCCCTCCAGCCCCAGCATGATATTCAGCACCTGATCCTTCACCTTCTCCGGCTTTTCGCCCCAGAACGCCTTCCAGAATTTCTCCAAAAAGGAGTCGTCATCCCAGTCACGCAGCGCATCAGCGAGGGCCCCTGCTATGGCGCTGGCCGCACCGGCCAGAATGTACGCCTGATAGGCCCGCCCCAGCTGCCGCCAGTTTTTCTTGACGGCCTTTTGCATCCCCATAGACTGTGCGTCCTGCAAGGTGTCCAGTGTGGAGTTCATCAGCATATTATAACTCACCGTGGCTTCCGACATGAAGGAGGTGGCGATTTTACTGAAGGTGCCGCTATCCCGCATCATGTGACTGCGGGTCATGGTGGAATCCACCACCTGCGTCCGGTAAATGACCTCACGGAATCGCTCTGCGGTGGCCTCCATCAGCTCCTCGCCGGTGAGGTGGCGCTTTTCCTCCACCTCCAGCTTGCAGGCCAGCCACAGCCGTTCCCATGTGATCTTATCTCCGGCTTCCGCTGCCGCCATGGACTTGTCCACCAGATCCTCGATCTTTCCGCCCTTGCCCTTGATCTGGTCTCGGATGGAACGGCCCACATCCGTGTCGAAGAAGCCCATTTCCTTCCACAGGGCGATGCCGCTGTATTGCAGCATCTCCTGTCCCTCCGCTTTCGTAATGACCCTTTTGGTCAGGGCCTTCGCCAGATACTTGTGGTCGATCACGGCGCTGGCCCGGACGTAGGAGGTGGGCTGCAGCATGGCCACTCGCAGGTTCGCCGCCACGGCGGCACGCTTATATTTGGAGATGGCCTTGGTGACCATGCCTTCGCCTCGTGCGCCGTTTTCCTTTACGCCGTTGATGTCCTTCAGAAACGTCACCACGTAGTTGTTGGCCCCGCTGCCCCACGCACGGGTCATCTCCCGCTGCACGGTTCTCGTCCGCACCTGCCCGTTGTCCTTGTTCTTGCTGCTATCCTTATAGTTGTACCACTTCTGGGCATCCAGCACAGGCAGGGCCAGCGCACTGTACTTGGCCATGTCCGCCATGTGGTTGGCGAACACGTCGAAAATACTTCGCACCATGATGGCGTTGTTGGCTCCCTCCGTCAAAGGCTTCACGGCGGAAATGTTCAGCAGCCGGTAAAGGCTTCCCTCCTTGCTGTCCGTTTTGGCGGGCCGATCCTGCGAATCGGTCTCAATGGGGAAGTAGTTCTCCTCCGTAAAGGCCCGATACCCGAACCGCCGCATGGATACCTCGTTGCCCCACGCAGACCCCTGCTCAGTCATGTACCTCTGCATGGCCTTGGCCGCCTGTACCTGCTCCGGAGTCAGCAGGCTTAAAAGCCTGCCCAGCTCGCCCTGCGTCAGGAGGTAATGCTCCGCCTGATCCACATCCTTTTTCTTTTTCTTTTTCTCCCGGACGGGCTTCCCCTCTTCTGCGGCTCTGACGTTTTCGATCTCCTCGGCAATGTCGATGGATGCAATGCGGATGCCTCCGCCCATCAGATGGCCCATGGCCTGCTTTCTCCGGCTCAGACAGTAAAGGCTCATCAGCTGCGCTGTGGTCAGCGTCACCTCTTCCTGTCCTCCCTTGCTGTTCTCCAGCATCACCGTATGGGTCTCTGTATCCCATTTTCTGGCCGTCTTATCATCGATCAGCCCGTTTCGGAAATCCAGCACCTTCTTGGTGTTGAAGGCCAGCTTATCCCAGCCGTTCATCAGCCCTTGGAAGATGGACTTTCCGCCCTCTCCGAAGCGCTGGAAGGCATACCACGGCAGGCAGTTATCCCACACCAGAAAATTCTCTCCGGTTTTTTTCTGGTGCTGCTCATGCTCATTCAGCGCCCAGATGGTGTCCTCCGCCGCATCCACCACCGTGGCGAACTGCCGGTTCACCATCAGCTTGTTCATTTCCGTCACGGCGGTGCTGATCACAGACAGCACCGTGTTGGTCTCCTCCAGTTCTTCCACCGTCATCGTCTGCAAAACGCCGTTTCGGAGAGGATGTTCCTCGATGGCCTTCTCCACTTTGGAGACGTAGGCGTTCAGCAGCATCTGAAAGCCAGCCGGAAGATCCAGATACCCTCCAATCAGATCGTCGCCCTTACCACTTTCTTCGTAGAGGCTCTGCCGGGCCAGCACATCCTGAATCCCCCGCAGGGCCTTAACGTACCGCTCGTCCGCCTTTGTCATGGCCCCACCGGCCAAGCCCCGCTTAGAGATCAGGTTCATCGACCGCAGCAGCTCCGCCACAGGCTTCTTCAGGGCTTCCGGCACGTGCTTTTTGTCCGTGTTGGTCAAAAGCATTTCCTGCAGCCGCTTGGCGTTCCGCTCTACGCTCCGCCGCAGCTTCCCCATGTATTCCGCCCGCTGCCGGGTCTCCCGGTAGCTGCTCACGCTCCGCTGCACGGCGTCCCGCTCTACCACCACTCTGGCCTTCTTCAGCAGCGCCTTGACCACCTTCTTCTCCTGCGTCTGCGACAGCTCCTCGTTCAGCCGCCGGATCTTGCCGTTGACGGTGTCCAGATTTTTCTGCACCTTCCGCAGCTGCGCCCGCTCCGCATCGCTCAGCTCCTTGGCCTCACGCCCGGCCAGAATGGCCCGCTTTTCCTCCAGAAAGCCCTGCCGCTGCTCCTCCGCCTCGTCGATGCGTCCCAGCTTCTGCTCGATGATGCCCAGCCTTGCCCGATCCGCATCTGTCAGGCTCCGGCTCTCGGAGTTTTTCGCCATTTGGGCGGCGATCCGCAGCACATCCCGGTCGGAAAGCGTCGAGCTGCGAATTTGTGCTTGACTTTCCGTCTGGTCCTGTGTATACTGTGTTTGAGAAGGTTTTGGCGCCAATACCTCCGAATGCCCTCGGGCAGAGAAGGAGGATGTGCTGATCACCTTCTCTTTTTTTATGTCCAGAAGGTCGTAAAGGTAGGATTTCCCGTCTGCATCATTACGGATCAGGAGCGTACCGCTATATACCGCGTAATGGTCTACGGATTTTTTTATGTCCAGCACCGGCACGGCAAACTGTGTGCTGTATCGGTACCAGCCGTTCTTTGCATCCACCTTGTGCTTTTTTTTGATATTCTTGCGCCATTCGCCGTTCTCGGCAAGGAGCAGCATTTCGTCAAGGTTCGTTGCGGCCTGCATCTTTACCAAACGCAGTTTAGCCTCCATACCCTTTGTGTATTCAGAGCCTCGATACTCTCCGGGCAAGTCCTTCCCAATATATACGGGCTGTGCGTCCATCAGGATAGTCGAAAACGGGTGTTCGGTATCCACCAGTGTTTTCAGATACGCCTCCGCTACACTGTAATTTCGTGTATCCTTCTGCGTATCAAGTACCGGCATAACCGTCCCGGCAATCTCCCGGATAGCGAACTGCACATCACCTTCCTGCACCACTTCGTCGGAGATCCTCTGGATCACCTGCGGCATTTGCTTTTTCATGGCGCTGTCCCGCCGGGATTGCTCCTTGGCGTAATCCTTCAAAATGCCGGTCAGATACTGCTCGTCAAACACGGGCCGCACGTCCTTCTGCGGCAGATATTCGCCCTTTTCCGTCTGGGCAAAGGTCTTGAAATCCACCAGAAGCTTGTGGTATCCCTCGGTGTAGACGTAATTCCCCTCCGCATCCTGATTCAGGAACTGTGCAAACCGGGGAATCAGCCCCTTCTCCCGGCATACCTCCAGATACTTCTCCACGAAGCTCCGCTTGGTGATCTCTGCGCCTTCCCGCTCCAGCACCTGCAGCACGTCGGTGTAGATGTTCACCTGCTGCTTGGCGGTTTTCCCGGTCTCCATGTCCTTATCGGTCTGATGATCCTTGTAGTTTTCCCACGCATCGATCTTCTTTTCTCGCAGCACCGCCTCGCTCTGTCCGGTGTGGAATGGGATGATCTGGTCGATAAACTCGCTGACCATGGCCGCCCGGATCTGGGTGTCGTTGATACCAATGACGATATTGCCGATATTGGGGTTGCCGCTGCTGTCGAAGAAGTCCTTTGCGTGGATGTCGATGCCCTCTGTGGTGTCGAAATCCAGAACTGGCTTCCCGCCCTCCATGTGATAGCCGAGGTCTCCTGCCGGGATCAGGCTGCGGTTGAGCTTCAGCCCGGTGTCCTTCACCGCCTTGGCGTATTCGTTGACCTTCGTATAGCCTTGGATATACAGCCCCTTGGCGGATGCGTCCGTGATGATCTGCATGACATCCAGCAAGTGGAACATCTCCATGTCGGAGAAGGAGAAAATGCGGAGGCCGCCCTTTGAGTTCTTGCTCTGCACGGTGCGCTTGGAATATTTCAGGATCTGCCGCTTGTATTCCGCTTCATTGGTCAACCGCCGCACCGCCTGCATTCCCCGTGCGTTGTTGTAGCGCCGCCACGCCTCCGCCATGTTGGGGTTTTTCTTCTTCAGCGCATTGTTCCCCTCCAGCGTGATCAGCTCCGCCACCGTCGGGACATAGGTGTCCCCGTTTGTGTATCGCAGCCCCCGCAGCTGGTTCTGGTTGAAGGGCTTTCCGTCCGGCCTTGTCTCGCTGCCGTTCCGGTAAAGCTCCAGTGCCTGTAGGAAATCCTCCGCCACGATGCTGTCCAATTGCCGTCTGTCCTCCACATAGCAAATGCCGCACGCCACGTTCATGCCCTCCTGCTGCATGATCGTGCGGATCTTGGCGAGATCTTCAGCCCGAAAAACGTGATTTGGATAAATTCGGAAGATCTGATTCATCACGTCCGTGAAGTCTCTGCGCTTTTTGCAGATGGTAGAGAAGTCCACCGTTCCTTGAGGATAGTCCGAATTCTTCTTGATGGCCTCCTCTGCTGCGTCTGCCTCATAGTCCAGATACATGGAATACTTAGGATTCAGGATAATACTCGCCAGCGAGGTCTCTGCCTTCAGCCAGTCTCTGGCCTCCTCCTCCGTCACGTCAAAGCGCTTGGCAAGGGCCTTCTCCACGTTCTTCTGCTGCTTTTCATCCAGCATAGTCCGCACCGAGAACGCATCCATCGAAGCAGACTTCCCATCCTCGCTGACATCAATGCCGTTCTCCTGCAGCACCTTGTCCGCTCCCTGATAGTTCTCCACCGCCGCCGTGGCCGCCTTGTCATAGGCCTCCACAATGCTCTCCAGATAGTGCAGTCCGCCGTCCCGCATCTCCTTCAAGAGCGCCGCCTCCGCCTTGGTGTTGGTGGTCAGCCCATCGAAGTACGCCTTCACCTTGGCGATGAAGTCCTTCAGCTTGCCGATGAGTTTTTCCGCCAGCGTGGCGTTCCGGTTGTACAGAGTCTCCATGAAATGGGAGTCCGGCAGAATGTCCGTCATAGCATCCGCCACCACCTCCCGGCTGGCCTCGTCGTAGGAGATATCCTGTCCCAGCGCCTGCCGGTATTTGTCCTGCTTCTCCCGGATCAGATCGTCCACCGTCACGCCGCCCTCTTGGCCGTCCAGCTTTTCCTGCATGGTCTCGAATACCAGCTTCCGCAGCTCCCGGTACTCCTCAGAGGCGTTCTGCTCGATGAAATGGGTGAACTCATGGTTGAAGGTGCGCAGCATGGTGTACTGGCTGAAGTCGGCGGGGCTGTTTACGTTGTCGATGCCGCTGTTGACGTCGATGAAAATGGTGTTATCGCTGCGCCGGAAGCGGCCCTCCGCTTCGGTGATGTTCCCCTCTGCATCTCCCTTGGAGCGGTACGGCACGATGTCCAGGCCTGTGGCCTTGGCAATGTCGGAGAGGATCCTATACCCAAGCTTCTGCGGTACGTTAAAGGTCTTGCTGAGGTCGGAGAGCTTCGCCCCGTTCTCTGCCCGCACCACGCCCTGCCTGCGCCACGTGGCCTTCTTCCCGCCGCTCTCCTGCTGTTCGGCGGATGCGCCTGTACGATAGGCAATGTCTTTCTGTGCCTCCGTCAGATAGTCAAGGCTCCGCAGCCCCTGCACCACCCGGTACGGCACGTTGCTTTGTCCCATTTCGTGGGCGATGCGGTAAGCCTCGCTGAATTTCTCCACATCCTGCCCCTGCTGATAGGTGCGCAGAAACGCCTTGGCCTGCTTGCCATATGCCTTGGAGGCCTCCTCCAGCGTCACGGGCGTTTCCTGCGCCTGCCGGGCCGTCTCCTGCGTCTGCTGGGCGACCTGCGTGCGCTGCTGCACCTCCTGCGCTGCGCCCTGACGCTCCATCAGGGCCTGCCTCACCTCCGCCCGGAGCTGACTGCCGGTCTTGCCTTGGGGGTCAATGCCCAGCTGCTCCAGCGTCTCCCGGCTTGCTGCCGCTTTCCGCACAATAGCGCTGGTCAGTTTCTCCGGTTCGGCAGACTGTTCTGTGGCCTCCGCCCTCTGCTCCACGGAAGTCTCCGCCTCTTGCGTTGCGGGTGCTTCTGCTCCCGTCTGCTGCTCTGCCACAGGGCGATGGGCCTGCTCGTACTCATATGCCGTAGTCAGGCTGGGCAGGCCCTGCACCCATTGCGGCACGTTCTTCGTCTGCAGCAGTTCCTGCCCGACATGATCTCCGTAGCGACTGCGGAAAATGGTGTCCTGATCCGCCGCTCTCTGTTTCCGTGACGCGTTGTCCTTACCTCTCGTCTCTCCGGTAAAATAGCGCACCATGGCATCCGCCACGGCGTTTGCGTCCTTCGTCTCCCCCAGATCGGTGAGCCGCTGGGCGATCTTCTCCTTAATCTCCGCCAAGGCCGCCGTGTTGTGGGCATTTACGTTGTCTCGGATCAGCGTGCGGATATCCTCACCGGATACCGCCTCGCCGCTGTCCAGCGCATTCATGACCTTCTGCGCCGTATAGTCCTCGCTGTCCAAAGAAAGCCGCTCCTGCGCCATTTCTTTGGCCGCCGGTGTAAATTCCTCCCCCAGTTTGTCAAGTCTTTCCTGATACTGCGCCAGCTCCGCCTCCTGGCGGGTCTGCGCCCGCTTTGCCATGCCCTGCTGCACACCGCCCAACAGACCGCCCACAGCAAAGCCTCCTGCATACTCGTTGGCCGCCGTCACAGGGTTCACTACGGCGTTTTCATCCGTCACAGAAACCAGCGGGTTCTTCTTGTCATAGACCGCATTCTCCATCAGCCGGGATACAATGCCCTGCTGGATCTCCTCCATGCCCTCCTCGTGTGCGCCCTTGATCCACGTGCGGAATGTGGGAGCCTCCGGGATCTTCTGAATACCGCCGCCGATCTCGATGACGGAATTGACCAGCGCCGAGGACAGGGCGTACCGTGTGGCCTCGTCATCCGTCGCCCCGTTATCCAGCGCCTCATAGTAGTCCATGCCCACTTCCGAGAAAAAGCTCGTCCAGTATTCCCGGCTCCGCAGCGTATTCCCGGCCAGCTTTGCTGCCTCCTCCAGTTTCCCGGCAAGGCCGCTCTTTTGCACCACATTTACGCCAAGAGACCCCAGCGTCGATAACGCTTTTTTACCGCCGGAGAAAATCGTTTCCACAGCCATAGGGAGTGCGTTGCCCGTACCATATGCGGCGTCGCTTCCAAAGGATGCCGCCTTTTTTGCGACCTTGTCTCCCAGTTCGCTGCCGGTATCAATATTTTCTATATTTTCCGCCAGTTTTTCCTGCGTATACTCCCGCTCTTTTTTAACGCCCGGCAACCCGTTTTCCCCGAAAAGCTTCCAATCAGGCCGTCCATGATACAGAGCGTTGAATACGCCGCTTCCTTCAAAGCCTGCGCCGGGGAACAGTTTGTCCAGCCCCTTGCCGATCAGCGTTTCCCCTGCGGCCAGTGTAGCTGCGCCTCCTTCGGCTATACCGGAGAGAAACTGCCTCCCCAGCTGCTTGGAATACTCCCCCACGTCAAACTTCCCGCCGGTCTTTTTCGACGCTTTGACGGCCTCCGTGGTGCCGCCCTTTCGCAGGAGGCTTTCTGCCTGTTCCGCATCCGTTCGCTGGGGCTGCTTCCCGCTCAGGCCCTTGCGAAGCACGCTCTCCTGCTGCTCCGGCGTAGATGCGACCGTTGTGTAATTGCCGGTGCGTCCGCCGGAACGAACCTTGTCCGTCCATGTGGTTTTCCGTTCCGGCATGGTGATGCTCTCACCCTCCCCCTGCCCGGTGACCTCCCTCATGGCGCTGGCCCGCTGGCGGAGCCTGTCCCGTGCAGACCCCACGGCAGGAGTTTCTGCCTCCTGCCGCTGGTTCTGCCGGTTCTGCTGCTCCTCGTCCTCCCGGCGCTTTCCGCCGTACATGGCCTGCGCTCTGGCCCGCAGTCTGTCTCTTGCGGTGCCTCCCTGCATCGTCATAGCGCTTTCCTCCTTACACAGTCATCTTTACGGGATTGTTGTAGTTTTTCTTGGTGCTTCTGGCGTAGACGGGATTGCCGTTCTTATCCCGCCCCTGCATGACGATGTAGCCCTGCCTCTCCAGCCGCTCGGCATCCTCATAGGTGATCTCGCCATAGCCGGGAACGTAGATGCGGTTGCTGCTGTACTTGGGCGTTCCCTTCACCTTCACCTGTTTATCATCATCGTCGCCTCCGCCGCCTCCGCCGCCGCCACGGCTGCCGGAGGAGGAATACTTGGCCGCCAGCGCCGCCTCTGCGTCTGCCCGCTGCTGGTCATAGTACGCCTTCCACCTTGCCGCCTCCGCTGCGCTCATACCCGCCGCTTCCAGTTCGCTCTGGCTGGGGGTATACCCCGTGGTGCCGATGAGGGTCACCAGATTGCTGTAAGCATCCTTGCGCTGCTGATAGGCAAATTCTTTTTCCTGCCGCTCTGCGTTCTGGCTGTTCCACCAGTTCTCCGCCCCCTGGCTGTACGCCGTGTCCGCCCGGCCCGTCTGATAGGTGACGTTCTGCCAGTATTGATCCAGCGCATCCTTGTAGCGGTTATACTCCGTATCCCGCAGGTCGCCGGTAAGCTGATACTGCTGCAGCATCCGGCTTCCCTCGTCCTCGTAGGCCTGCCGGGCCTGTCCATACAGCTCCGGGATCACCTCGTTGAGCTTCTGCAAATATGCATCATACTGCTGCTGTCCTGCGCTCTGGCTGTAGGTGGATCCATACCCGCCGGTGAGACCGGCGGCCTGTCCCATGGTGTCCATCATGGCCTGCTTCCCCTGCAGCACGTACTGATCCCGGTACTGCTGATACAGCGGATCCTTGGCGGCGTCATAGGAGAATTTCTCCCGGTTCATGATCTTGTCGTAAATGTCCTTGAGCTGCTGGTCATACGTCCCGGAGTAGTCCGGCTTACTGCCCTCCAGTTCCTGCAAGCGTCGCAGCGCCTCCTGATAGGCGGCGTTGGTGGTGGGGTCGTAGCCATACTTGCCGTAGTCGGTCTTTTTCTGCCCTCCGGCGGACTGGACGGAGACCCCCCGGTCTGCCGTGGCCTGCGCCGAGGCCGAGCTGCTCTGTGTGGAGGCCGTCCGCCCCTGCTTGGCGGCATTGCCGCCCTGCCCCATGACCTCATAGGTGGGCGTCACCACCGGAAGCCCCACCGTGCCGCCCCGAAGATCCTGCCACGTGGCCTCTCCCACCTCGCCGCTTTCCGGGAGGTTCCGGGATCTCTGGTAGTCCTTCACGGCGCTTTGGGTCTTGTCCCCGTATACGCCGTCCACCTTCAGGCCGTAGCCGTTCTGGTTCAGCGCCGACTGCAATCTCCGCACAACGTCCCCGGTGCTGCCTCTGCGAAGCTTTTCATTGTCCATGTCTCTCGCTCCTTTCTCATGCCGTCCGTTTCCAGACGTACACCGCCAGATACGGCGGCATATTGTTGTGGGAATTTCCCCCGCCGGTGGTGCCCGTCAGGGTGTTGCGGCTGATGTCAAATGCCGCCGCTGCATATGGGTAATATCTTCCGCTTCCGCTCTGCGACCCCATGTCGCCTATGGTGAACGCCTTCTGGCTGTTGGTGATAAAGCCGTAGTACCCCGCCTGATTGGCCGGGTTGTGTCCGTGGCTGGGCATCTCCGCTGTTGTCAGGGTATGGCTGGCCTCGCCGCCGGTTTTTCCTGCGGCATAGGTTCTGCCCGCCGCCAGCAGGAAGGTGTCTTGAATGCGCTCCCACGTGCCGCCGAACAGCGTCTGGGGGCTGGTGGCTGAGACGGAGATGTAAATGCTCCCCACCGGCCACATCATGGCAAGCATCGCCTTTTTCAGCGTGCCGCCGTAGGCTACGATCTCCCAGTCCTCCGGCAGTTCAAACGCCTTTGCCCTCTCGCAGTATTTGCCCACGGCAAACCCGTCTCCGCCCTCCCGGATGTGCATGGCCACCGTGTCCGTGGGGACCACCGCCTCGTAGCTGGCGGAGTTGCCCAGCGTATCCACAGCCTCCAGACGCACCTTGTAGGTCTTGGTGGTCAGAATGTCCGTGGAGCCGGTGATGATCTGCCCCACGCCGCTCTGCATGGAAACCGCTGTCCCCCAGCTGCCGGAGGTTCCCAGCTTCCAGTATGCCTTCAGCTGACAGGTGATGGCTCCGCCCGCCTCCGTGTAAGAGGTCTTTGCCTGCGCCCAGATGTGAGTCCCGGCGGACATGGCCGCCCCGTTCCGGTCGCATCGGTACACGGCAATGTCCGTCAGATTTGGTGCGGAATAGTCGTAGGCCGTCAGCGTCAGATCCTCCGACACCGTAAAGCCCCGGCTGTCCTCCACGGTACAGGTCACCTTCACATTGGTGGACAGCAGCACTCCCGTCCGATAGGGGGCGGATCTCACCGTCTCCCCCTGACAGGTGATGCGCCGTTCCTTGATAGAGGCTCCCTGCCGGCAGGAGACCTTGCTGTCGTCGAAGCTCACCTCACTGCGGGAGATACCCTTGAGCAGCACGGAAAGCCCCTCCGCCTTGGTGCCGTCGTTGTAAGCCACCGCCCTGCACCATCCCGCCGAGGCCGTCGGCCCCAACGAGGAAGGTACGGTCAGCGTCAGCTTCATCTCCTGCGTGCTGCCCACCTGCGTGGTGGCCGCAGCGTTGCTGTACGTCCGCAGATAGATGGTGCACTCCCCGCTGGCTGCATTGGGGATCTGCGATGCCAGGGACAGGGGCGGGGTAAAGAGGAACCAGTTCTGGGCAATGTCATCGTCAAACACGTCCTTGCCCCAATGGGTATAGCTGCCAAACTTCACGCCGATGCGGTGGTAGTAGGTATTGCTTTTCCGGTTGGTGTAGATCTTCACGCTCTTCCCCAGCGCCACCGTGCTGCTTTCCGCCGTGGGGACGGATGCTCTGGGGATGGTGGGCAGCGTCACGCTTCCGCTGACCGTCAGCCTGTCCGGTGTCCACGACGATCCAGCGTTGGAGACCCACTCGCCGGAGAGCGTCACCTTCTTGCTGCCGTCTGCATCGTGGCCGATGACCACGCTGCGGCTGCCCAGCGTATACCACGCCGGGGAGTTATAGCTGTACTTGGCGTATACCCGGCTGCCCTGAATGACGTAGTAGGCGGAGTTGTCCTCCTGATTGTAGGAGCCTGTGGTGTTGGCGTACAGGTACAGCGTCATGCTGACGGTGGACTGATTGGCCGTCACGTTCTGCGTCACCGTGTAGTCCAGCCGCAGCTGCCAGCCGTTGCCGCTTTTTGCCCCGTAAATACTCGCCATGCCTTACCCTCCGATCCACTTGACCGTCAGCCCCGATGTAAAGCTGATGTCCCAGTTTCCGCCCACAATGCGCTCGGATACCTCGATGCGCCCCACGTGGAGCGCCCCGTTGGAGAACCAAGCCGCCTCCGTGCCGTTGATGAAAAAGCTCATGCGCTCCGGTGTCCACGTAGTCATGTTGCTGGTGGTGTCCACCACTTCATAGGTCTGCCCGTCCACCTCCACCTTCCCGGTGGTCTTTACGTCCTGCCCGATGGCAATGCCGATGATGGGTACTGCGCCGTTGTAGCCGATGATGCCCTGCTTGATGTAGCCGGAGGACTTCACCAGCATTTCCCGCAGGGCGTCCTGATCCCCTGCCAGCTCCGTCAGCCGTGCGTCGGTGTCGGCGGATATTTTGGCGGCGTAGTCATAGGCCGCCGTGGTGTTCTCCGCCGTCTGGGTCAGTCGGCTCTCGATCTCCTCCTGATACTGCCCGAAGTCGGATACCGCCACATATTCGCTTCGCAGCACCGTCTCCAGCACATCCATCTGCTGATAGATGACATTGGCCGTCTTGATAATAAGATCCTTCAGCGCCGAGGCCGTCTGGTCTACAGAGGTCTGCACCTTTTCCGCCGACTGCGTCCCTCCCGCCTGAATGGCCTCCTGCACGTCCTTCCCGAAGGAATCCATGCTCAGGTCATTGAGCGCCAGATTCAGATGCTGGGCCGCCTGAAAGAGATACGACCGCAGCTGTGCCAGCTGCTCCTGCTCCGTCCCCCGCAGCAAAGGCGGGGTCTCCATCTGTACCATCACATATCGCTCCCTACCTGCAAAATTCTGGCCACGGAGAACATCTTCATCTCCCCGGTTCCCTTAAGCCGCATCTGGAGGTGATCGCACCTGCGTGGGGTCACCGGGATGGCAAAGGTACGGGCCGTCCCCTTGTCCCACTGCACGGCCCCCCACCGGATCCAATCACCGGAGGAATCGTACTTCAGATACAGCTCCAGCTTGCCCTTCAGCTGTACCCGAAGGTCAAACCGGCTCAGATACTTTTTGTCCGGGTACTCGTAGCCCATGAGGCCGGAGACCGCCTCCCACGCTACATCCCCCTCCGGTGTCCACTGGGTGCCGCAGACGCAGCCCAGCTTTTTCCCCGTCTCGTCGATGAAAAACAGGTCGTCATCCTTCTGGGCGAACATCATGACCCGAAGGTCATCCTCCTTGTGCCACATCCCTTTGCCGGTGTCATATACCAGCAGGACCGGGCTTCCCGCCCCGTCCAGCACGGAGAGATAGTATTTGCCGTTAAAGGCCCCTCCCACAGCATCCGTGTAGCGCACGCCGCCCAGCGCCGCCCCCACGTCCACAGGAACAGAGCCGTCATAGGCGCATACCTCGGTGCGCCCCTTGTAATAAAGCACCTCGTTGACCACGCACAGGCTCCGCCAGCTGCCCTTCTGCACGCCCCGGCACAGTGTCTCCGTGATCTGGTGCGCCCCCGTGGTGGATACCGCCACCCGGTGCAGCGCCGTCTCCTTGAAAAACGTGGGGTAGCCCAGATAGTTTACCGCTCCCGTCCATGCGCCGTCGGAACCTACGGAGGCCGCCCAGCTGTCTGTGGACAGCCCCATGTAGCAGCCCCAGTTCTTAAAGTCTCCCAGCTTGCAGCAGTAGATCTCGTTGACGGTCTCCCCGTCCTTCACGCCGTATCGGCAGCCCCACAGGCGGTTCTGGGCCTGACAGATGTAGTCCATATCCGGGGCAATGCGGTGTACGGACACACCGCCTGTCTGCGCAGCCCCCCGGTCTACCACGCCCACCACCACGATCCAGTCCTCCCCCTTGGCCCAGATGACCTTGGAGGCATTGAGGTCTGCGTACTGCTGCTTGACCTCCTGGCTGTCGCCGTCATAGGCGATGCCCTTGAGCACCACGCCGTCATAGGCTTCAAAGGCTGTCCCGATGCCCGTGGCGGTGATCTTGACGTATACCTGCGGAATGGCTACCCACACGGAGGTGGTGCCGTCGTAGCGCTTGAGGCTGTGGCTGTCCATCCACAGGTCACCCCCCTGCGGGGTCTGCGGCTTCGTGTAGGCAATGCCGTCGTAGGGATCACCGTTTATATCGCAGATGGTATAGGTGACCTGCGCCCCCTCCGCCACGGAAAAGGATGCGTCAATGGAGCCGTAGTCCGTCAGGTCTGCGGTGTTGATGTACTTCCGGTCGGGCCAGATCACCAGCCACGCTCCCATGCCGATGAGCTGCTTGGGACAGTCCTCCGGTGCGGTGGAAAGCCCCATGTCCACAGTCTTTCCGTTTACCACCAGATTTTTCCCGTCCACCCAGATGAGGGCATCCTTGGCGGTAAGTCCCGCCGGGGCGGTCAGGGTCTCTCCCCATCCACGCCTTCCCCGGCTGGCCAGCATCGGGTAGTAGTCCCCCGTAAGATTTTTCATGTCCAGCCACTGCCCGTCCTGTATCCGGGGCCGGTGGTCGTAGCCGCCGAACTGGCTGGTCATCAGGCGGCTGGTCTTTGCCTCCTGCAGCTGCGGTAGATACATCTCGCTTCCCCTCCTCAGATCTGCAGCGGCCCCGCCGATACCGGCAGGTGCGTCCGGTTATACCATGCGGCAAACACCTGATAGGCGGCGTTGTACATAGCCGCCGACTGGTTATACTTGCTGATCTCCGCATTCTCCAGATCGATCATACTCTGCAAATACCGCACATACACCTCCTCGGCGTAGGGATCCGGCACCAGCAGCGTTTTCTCCATGTCCGCCGTAGTGTACCGGGGCATCTCCCCCTCCGGTGCGCCCTCGTGGGAGCGGATCACGTCCCACCAGACCTTCCCGTCCAGTCTCGTCAGCCACTCCACCTTGGTTTGGTCGTCAAACTGATTGGGCTTTACCAGATTGCACCGGGCGATGGCCTCACTGATCGTCATTGTTTCTCCTCCTTTATCGCAAAAAGGGGGAAAGGCCCCGTCGGTCTCTCCCCCTCCTTTTCTCTCGCAGTTACTGCCCCAGCATTTCGTCTTTGTGCTTGTCCAGCTCCTCCTGTGCCTGCTGGGATCGCCGGATCTCGTCGGCAATGAAGCGAGGCACCTCGCTGGTCTGGCCCTTGGGCAGCAGATAGTTGATGCCGTTGACGGAGACGAACAGGTTCGGCTCGTCGTGGGCGCTGCCTCTGGGGATGTGGATACTGACCTTGTCGCTGGGGTCAAGGCCCATGGCCTCGATCTCACGCTCTACCTTGGTTTTTGCAGCCATTTCGTGGCCCTCCTTTTGTTTTCTGCGGGGGAGGGGAGGCTGTCCCCTCCCCCGGTGTCTCAGTTTGCGGTGTCGGTGGCGGAGTAGGAGCTGACGCTCATCACCCGCAGCAGCCGCTCCGGGTACAGCAGCGTAGCGCCGTTGGTCTCGAACTTGTAGCCAATGGTGCTGAACTGGTTCAGCGGGCCGCCGATCTCGCTCTTGTCGTGGACGATCATCTCCAGCGCACCGCCCTCCGGGTTGATGATGCCGAAGGCATCCTTGCCGAAGAAGTAGGTGGCGTAGGTCACGCCTTTGGCCTTGTTCTGGTAGCTGGTGCCGCCCAGAATGGGTGCGAAGGTGTTCTCGATGAAGCGCACGCCGTGCAGCTCGCCGATCTCACCGTTGAAGATCTCGCTGGTGGCGGCGTACTTGTGGGCCTCGATCCACGCATCGCTCTTGCGCAGGTCATAGGCCACGCTGGGATGGATCACGGCGTAATACTTGCCGTTGATGGTGGGCGCACGATCCTTCTTCAGCTTGGTGGCGGCCTTTGCCACCATGTCCGGGGTCAGCAGCGCCCAGCCGTCGGTGTCGCTGGCCCCCATGGTGGCGCAGCTGGTGGGAGTGCTTGCCACAGCACCGTTATTGACGTTGTCACAGTACAGCACGTTGGTGCCTACCAGCAGAGCGTCCCGGATCAGCACCTCCTGCGTCTCGGCAGCAGATGCGCCCATCTCCTCCGTAGCGCCGAGGATCACCTCGTCGTAGGCGTGCAGCTCCAGCTGGTCGGTGATGGAGGCATAGGTGCCGTACTGGTCAATGGCACCGGTCTTGGTGCTGACGCCGAACTTCTGGCCGGTGGGGATCACGCCTTCCACCAGCTTGGAGGCCCGTGCGAAGGTGTTCCACTTGCGCCACTCCACGCTCTTGCCGTGGTTGGCGGGCAGGGCCTGCTTGCGGCCGAACTGGGCGTAAAACATCTCCACCCGTGCGTTCTCCAGCAGCTCGGTGTCGTAAAAGGTTTTCAGCTCGGCGGACAGGGTGTCCTTGCCGGAAAATGCGGTGGTGGTGCCGGTATTGGCGTTGACGTAGTTGCCGGTGGCGTTGACCAGCGTACCGGCGTCGGCAAACAGCTGCAGATCCAGCAGCAGCTTCATGGTATTCATGATGGGTTTCATGTCTTTCTCTCCTTTCGTGGTTCCACGGGGAGAGCGTCCGGCTCACTGGCCGGGATACAGCTTCTTCCCGTGTGCCGCCGCATCCCGGATGCGCTGCTTCAGCGCCTCTCTCTGCTCCTTGGATGCGTGGGCGTAGTCGAATGTGGTAACGGAAGGAGCCTGTGCGGAGGTGCCATGCTCCGTGGGCCTGCGCTGGCCGGAACGAATGGCGTTGGCCATCTGCTCCGCCGTCTGGCGGGCCGTCTGCTGCATGGCGGCGGTCTGGATCTCCTTGCGGTGGACGGCATAGTATGCGTCCTCCACGCTAAGACCCACACCGGGGGAGGTCATCCGCAGAAACGCCGGGTTTTCCAGCTCACGGGAGAGGTCGAAGTCGGGGAATACCTTCTTCATTTCCTCGCCCTGCTGCTGCAGGCCCTCCAGATGCGCCTGCAGCTTCTGCTGCTCCAGCGTCCGGACCTCCTGCTGCTGCCGCAGAGCCGTCTCCCGCTCGCTGCGCTCCAGCCGCTTGGCCACATCCACGTCCACGCCCATCTCCAAGGCTTTCTCCTCGTAGTAGGCGTCGTCGTTCTGCACGGCCTCGGCCAGCGCCGCAGCGTCCAGATGCTCCATATCCATGCCATGGCGCTTTGCCAGAAGATCCAGCGCCGGTCTCAGGGCCTCCAGCGTACTCTCCGCCCCGTTGGCGGACTTGAGCCGGGCCTGAATGGTGCGCTGCATCTGCCGGTTGTACTCCGGATCCTGCATGATCTCCTCCCAAGTCATGCGCTTGGGGGTCTCCTCCTTGGGCTCTTCGCCCTCATCGGGGGCTTCTTCCGTGGGCTGGGGAGGCGTTTCCTCCTCCTGCGCAGCGGCGGCCTGCTCCGGCTGGGCGGCGGCCTTCCTTGCCGCCATCCGCTCCCGGCTCGCCCGGTGTTTCTTCAGCTTTTCCGCCGGAACGCCCAATTCCAGCAGCTTGCTCTCCCCGGCGTCGGGAGCGTTTCCTTCGCCCGATGCGACCGCTCCGTCCCCGGCTCCGGCACCTGCGCCTTCGCCGCCGAACAGCTGCAGCCAAATGTTGCGTGTCTCCATATGATCCTCCTTGTATCTGCCGCTTACGTCCGGCGAGTCGTTAAGGTGGAGGGTGCGGGGAGAGTCGGACTCCCATTTGCTGCGGATCGTGCAGCCGTCCTGCCATTAGACCACGCTACCCATGCGCCGGGGGTCTCCCCCCGGCAAAAATAGGAAGAAACGAAGGATGCCTTGAAAGGACAAGGCCATTGTACCGTGGGGCGAACCCCTCTCTCTACCCCCCATCCGGCCTATTTGCAAATAAATTTTACCCGGTCTGGATACTGCTCCTGCAGCAGCCGGAAGCCCTCGCACACGCTCTCGTAGATCAGCTCCAGCACCGCCCGTGAACCGTGTACCTCCCGGCAGGAGATGACAGCGTCCCCCTCCCGGAGGGATACCTCCATCTTCCGCACCCATCGCCTGCCCAGCCGCTCCAAGTCGGAGGCCAGCGTGTAGGTAAGGATGGAGGCCGCCGCACACACGATATCCTCCCCGTACTTTCCCCCGCCGTGTCCCCGCACCGTCAGGCACAGGCCCTTGCGGTCGTACTCTGCCCGGATCATACCATCACCGGCCCTTCCTCCGGCTCCGCCGCCGCCCGGCTCTGCTCACGGGCCTGCTGCACGTAGGGATGCTCCGCCTCCGGCTGCTGCTGCGCCGCCACCTGCCCCTGCGGGATGACTGCGCCGCCGCCCATGGTCTGCAAAATGTCCTGGCTGAGGCCCTGCACCATCTCCGGGGCCGCCTTGGCCGCCAGCGTCAGCGCCAGCTGCATATACTGCCCCAGCTTGTCCCGCAGCGTCCCCTGCTGGGCCACCCGCTGCATCATGCCGTCCTTGCCGTCAAAGTCCATCATCTCCAGACACAGCATGGTCTGATCCACCGCATCCGGGGTAAAGAAGCCCAGCTGGTAAAACTGCAGCGCCAGCTCGTTCTGGCTCATCTTGGTGTAGGCGCTTTTTTTCTGGGCGGACACCTTGATGTCAAACACCGGCAGCCGAAAGCCCATGTCCTCCCCGAAGGCCATGCCCTGCGGCTGGGGCTTGAGTCCGGCGTTGGTATAGGTGACGTACTCCTCGCCTCCCTGCTCCCCTAAAATGCGGAACTGCCGTGGCATATCGTAAAACTGCCGGATCAGCTCGATGACCAGCCCCACAATGCCGGTGTAGGCCCGGTAGGAGGCAAGGGTAGCGTCTCTCGACCCCTTGCCGCTGGCCTCCTGCAGCGCCGCAATGGCCGATGCCGCCGTGATGCCGCCGCCGGGAGAAGAGCCTGTCGCCGTCTCCGTGTTGCCGCTGGTCTCCCGCAGCTCCTGCACCGTCTCCTGCAGCACGCTGATGTAATTGCCCTGCAAGGCGGTATACTCCATGGCCCGGATGCTGTCCTCCCCCAGATTTCCGCTGATATGCACCAGCGGCTTGGAGATATCCAGCAGCTCCTGCTCATTGATTCCGCCGTCGCTGCGGACAAAGTACCGTGGCGTGGCCCCCGCCATGGCGTTTTTGACGATGGCCGTCCGCAGCAGGTCGATCTCCGTCTGGGGATTGCGGCACAGGTCTACGTAGCCGTAGCCGCAGGGGCTGCCCTCGATGGGGTACAGCGCATCAAACACATACGGATACAGCCCGTGGTCATATAGCCCCCGCTCCCGCAGCTCCGGGTCGTTCTCCGTGGCATACAGCACCTGATCGCCCACATACCGCACATATTGCAGCGTCTTTTCCCCGGCTACCAGCTTGTGGTAGTAGCACTCCACCACCGTCACCTTGCCGTCGGTAGACACGGTATCGTCATACAAAAACCGTGTGGAGAGGATGTTCTGGCCCTTCAGGGTGTCCTCCAGCTCCGGATACTGCTCCTGCAGCAGATCCCGGTCCGCCAATTCCGTGTGGAAGAAGTACCGGCTGCGCTGGATGTCCTCCAGCCCCGGCTCCCAGTACAGGTTCAGCAGGTTGACTCTGGTGATGGAGATGTCCCCCAGCCCGTTGAGCTTTCCGGGATCCCACACCGTCTTGTATACCCCCGTCCCCGTCTTGCACTTTTGCCACATGGCGTCGGAGTAGGTGCGTTCAAACTCGTTCTGCTCCAGCACACACGGCACGATGGCGCTGAGCATCCGTGCCTCCTGCCGGTCTCCCTCCTCCCGTGGAAGGATATTCGGCTCCGGGTAGCTTTCCATGGCGTCTGCGTGCTTGCTGGTGATGACGTTGTGCAGCCACCCGCTGCGGCTCTTAAAGCCGGGGGAGGCCATGGTGGTCTTGTCCCGCTCCTCCCAGCTGTTTCGCAGCTTCCACCACTGCTCGCTGGAGAGGATGCGCCTCTCCGTGGCGGCCTTTCCCGCCTTGTATCGCTGCAGGATCTCCGTCAGCCGCCGCACCTGCTCCGGCCCGATGGCCTTTGCCTCCGGCATGGTCTCCCGCAGCTCCTGCTCCTCTCTGATGTCCATATGTCCCTCCTTACCAAATATCTCTCAATCCACCCCGCCGCATGGTGCTCAGCGGATCGATGACCATCGGCTTTTGCTGTACCGGCACCATGGGCTTGACCGGCCTTGACATACACATATACCGCACCTCGTCCGCCACGTGATCCTCCAGCGTGGTGTCCAGATCCTCCGGGTGCGTCTCGGAGTACATCATCAGCGGCATGGTGCGGATAAACGCCCGGCAGCTGTCAAAGACATACATCCGGGCGTAGCCCTCCTGGTCGAACTGCAGCCGGTAATGCACCTGCATCCATCCGGGGATCCGCTGGTTGTCCCCCGGCGTAAAGTAGATGCCGTACCTTGCCGCCGTCTCTGCGATGCTCTCTCCCCGGCTGGCGTCCCAGATGGCCGGGTCTGCCACGCTGTCCACGATCTTCCGGCCCTTGAGCCACGGGTGGGTGTCCTCCACCTCCCGGATCCGCCGGAACTGCTCGTCCGGCGACCACTTAACGCCCTCGTTGGGCGTCTGGGTGCAGCCGTACATCTCCATGATGCGGTATAGCACCCCGTCATAGTCCACCGCCCACCAAGCCAAGGAGAAGGGCTTGCCGTAGCCGAAGTCGTAGCTGCGCATGATGTTCCAGCCCCGCCTCTCCCCCACGGAGAGGTCGAAGGGCGCAATGACGTGGCACCATTTGTGCCGCCGCCGCAGCTCCTCCGGGGAAAGACCAAGCTCCGCCGCCTTGTCCGCCGGAGGGTCAGGCCGGAAGTCCTCAAAAAACTGTCCCTCGAAAATGTCCCATGACCCGTGGAGCCACGCCTCCCGCAGCTTGGGCGGCAGGCTCTCCAGCTCCTGCACATACTCCGGCTGCGTCTCCATCAGCGCCTTATTGTCCGTCACCAGCGCCTGCACAAAGCTGTAATTGTCCGGGTTTTCCCCGTCCTCAAAGCGCCGATCCACGAAAAGCCGCTTAAAATACCCGTGACTTGGCCCTCCGGGGTTAAGGGTATAGTACGTCCGCTTGGGGTATCCGTTGGTACCTCGGACGCAGGCATTGATCTTTTTGATCCAGTCCTCCGGCAGCTGCCCCGCCTCGTCGATAAAGACCACGTCGTACTCTGCGCCCTGATACTGCCCCAAGTCTCCGTCGCAGGCGCAGTATCCAAACCAGATGGTGCTGCCGTTGGGAAAATTAAACACCTTGTCCGTCTTGTTGTACTTGGCCAGCCCCAGCAGCTCCGCCCGCAGCGCCTCGATGTGGTTGTTGATCAGCTCCTTGTAGGTCTTTCGCACGATCAAAATGCGGATGCCGGGGTACGTCACCGCCAATATCTTGGCCTTGGTGCGCACCGCCCAGCTCTTTCCGCCGCCTCTGGCCCCACCATAGGCCACGTGCCGGTGTCCGTCCCGCAAAAACGCATCCTGCTTGTCGCTGATGCGTGACAGGTCTGCTATCCTCATCGTTTATACTCCTCCGGCAGGCCCACCACCTCCAGCGTCTTGTCCTCGGCCTCCTCGGCCTTCTCCCGCCAGCCCCAGTTGCAGGCCAGCGAGAATTTTGCCCCGGTGCAGCCGTCCTTGTCGTATAGCCGCCGCTCGGCGTACTCCTCGCACCGGGCCTTTGCACGTGTAATGGTGTCCTTAAAGACCTCTCGTCCCTGATAATTCATCAATGCCTGCCGCCCGCCGAAGCCCAGCGCCAGCGCCAGCCCCGTCACCGTGGGAGGATGCGCCCCCCGCACTACGGGCTGCCCGTACTTATCCAGCAGCATCTCTCCGTCCCGGGTATAGACGATCTCTCCCTCACACTCGGCGAAGTACGCCTCGATCTTCTCCTCCAGTTCCTCCGGTGTCTTGTAGATCCATGGTCTCCCCATTCCTGCGCTCCCTCCTCTCGTTAAGCGAGCAGCGTATGCCCGCCTGTCCTGTTTTTTTGCACCACGCCCCCGCCGCTGCGCTTTTTCCGGTACAATTTCCCCCACCTCCCGCAGGAGGCTCTCCGTTGTTCTTCGCCCGGCCATGACCGCTTTCGCCCGCATCCACGGGCCGCAGCCATGCTGCTGTGCTTGATCCTATTGTATCGTGTCTCTCCCCCCGCTCTCTACCCCCCATCCGACCCATTTTCTCCTACCCCTCCCCGAAAAATTTTTTCATTTTTTTAATTTTCCCCCTTGACAAACCACGCAATGCGTGGTATTATATAGACAGATCAAAGGACAGGGCAGCCGCACAGCGGCAGAAAGGAAACTATCATGAAAAAGACTTTTTATTCCGTCACCTACGCAGTATGGGGATCCAGTTTCTGCCGGGAGGCATGGTTTGACAGCAAGGCCGCAGCGGACGCCTTCTCCGCACACGATTACCGGGACGACCCGGTGGCCCACACCTACAGCAAGGCGGACAGCATCCGCGCCGCCGAGGATCGCGTGGCCGCTACGGCAGCAGAGTTGCTCGCCTGATAGCAGGTACGCTTCGGGCGGGGCTGGCCCAACCAGCCCCGCCCATGAAAATCTTTGACAGGAGGAACGGAACATGGAGATCAACACCCACGGACGGAACATCAACCAGGAGACATTGGCCAACGCCTCCAACTCCACCAAGGGACTCGGCTCCCGCACGGGGGAGTATGCGGAAATTTTTTACGACAAGTCTACCGGCGATGTCTGGTGCAAGTACCACTGGGACCGCGAGGAATGGACGGTCTACCACGACGATGACGTCACGAAGGTCGGTATCGCGGTACGGTACAAGACCCAGCAGCAGATCGCAGACATGATCGCCAGCACCCTGACGCAGGAAGAGCGGTGGGAGCTTGAAAACGCCGCATATCCGGCGGGCGGAACATGGTCATGATGGTGCTTGACATTTCCTGTGCAGCGTGGTAAACTATTTTTGTCGGATGCAAGAGGCGCTTGCATCTGGTGCGGTGCGATCCTGCCGCCGTGGATTGAAATAGCAAGAAGGACAGACCCTTCAAACGCAGGAAAAGCACCGGTTTTCGGTGCTTTTCCTTTTTTACAATTTTGCCTATGAAAGGATCCTAACAATGACAGACAAACTGTTTTTTTCCTTGTTCAGCGCAGCACTTTCTTCCTCCGACCGAGACGCTTTCGTCTCCGACTGGTCGCTGTCCTCCGTCTGGGGCGATGCCCCAGACGCGGACATACCCGCAGACCGCATCGACCTGCTGGTGCGTCTCTGGGACGCCGCCCACCTGACGATCCGGGACATCCGTCAGCACACCGGCCTGTCACAGGCGGCCTTTGCCACCCGTTACTGTATCCCCACCCGCACGTTGGAGGACTGGGAGCGCGGCGTGAGAAGCTGCCCAGATTACCTGCGGCTCCTGCTGGCGCAGGTTACAGGCCTTTACACAAGACCGTGACGATTGCGGGGAGAACTAACGCTATGGGCGGCAAGCAGGCCCACCGAGCCGTACCCCGCCCACCGAAAGGAGGTGTGACCCATGCTGACCCCTGTCCCCTGCCCAAAATGCGGCAGCGATGACCTGTCCATCGACTGCTATGACACCATGCGCTACAGCTATACCTACGTCCAGTGCAACAGCTGCCTGCGCCTCGTCAAGACCATGGACAGCACAGATGATACCATCCAGCGCTGGAACGATCTGGCCGCCAGATACCGCAAGCGCCGCCCCAAAACGCACCAATAACCGCCCAGAGAGGACACCCGCCACGGGTGCCCTCTCTTTTTTTCGGTTACTTAAAGACCTCCGGCGGGTACCGCTCCTCCCACGGGCGGAAGCCATCCCCCATGATGCGCCGCAGCTCCCGGTCGATGCTCTCCTTGGTATAGGCGATCTCCTGATCCCCACCTGCATCCTCCACGCAAAGCTGGGCAAAGGACCGGAAGGTCTCCCGGAAGGCATCCAGCGCCTCCATGGCCCGCTTGGGCCCGAAGCCGAAGTCCTGCCCCAGCGTGATCAGCATCATGTCCTCGCACTGCTGGATGGTAAACAGCCGCTGCAGCTCCATGTCATGGCGGCGCTGCGCCTCCAACCTCTGCAAAAATGCACTGGGCTTAGCCATCCTCGCCACCTCCCCGCCGCTCTCCGTAGGAGCAGAAGTCCTCTGGTTTGATTTCCATGTCGTTTATATCGCAAATCAAAAAACCATTGGCGTTGACTACCGCATCGACAAGATACTTACAGTCCTTGCAGCGTACCACCGGAGCAACGTCGATGAGCGTTCCGGCCGGTATCGTCCGGATTGCGCGCTTAAAGTCCTCCTCCATGATGACGCGGCACAGTCCGAGGCCATCCGACAGGTCTTTCAGCGGTATGCGTTTAATCCACTCGACCAATTCTTCTCGTTCGATGTATTCAGCCACGCTCAATCACCTCCTGCTTCCACGGGGTGATCTCCTCCACAGATACCACCCTCACGTCCCCATAGCGCTCCAAGTCCATGGCCAGCGCCTCCTTGATGCCGATGGCCTGTCCCACCGGCCTGTCTACGTCCATCACGATCCTCAGCATCCTGCCTCCTCCTTTTACTCATACGGCACGCCGATATACTCCAGCACCTCCCGCAGGCCCAGCTTGTCCATGCAATAGGCGTATTGCTTGGGGTGCGTGACCTTCATCCGCTGGAAGCGGTTTGGTTCCTTCTCCAGATGCGCCCCAAACATACAAAACATACAGCCTGTGCGGCTCAGGCCGGTGGTTGTAAGCCGGTCTTGCGGCTCATAGCATTCAAGATAATCGATCCAATTCATCTGTCCTTCAAATTCCGGATCGTCATCCACTTTGATCTCACCGTATACCGGGCAATAAGGCACGTTAAATTCTTTGATATAATGCAAAACGTCCTGTTCCGTCCAAAACGATAGCGGTGCAGACCTCGGACGCCCGGTGTCAAAGGCATTACACCCGACCTTCGCCCATTGCGTCTGACGCAGGCGGCTTTCGCACGCCATGGTCCCCAAGATGGGTTTTCTCCCGGTCTGCCGCTCATAATGTTTGGCCGGTTTCTTTTTCATTGCAGTGCAGCACTTATGAGATACGCCAAAGGGAGCATCAACAAGAAACGACCATTTGGCTATTCTCTGCTTAAAGTCTGACTTTGAGCCATCTGGATTGTTGCCATTCACGCATTGAATCGCCCAATTTGCCCCTTTTTTTGCATAATAAATGCGTTGTGAAACTTCCTTGCTGATAACCGGATACCCATATTCCCTTATGACTTCATCAAACCGCATTTCAGGCCGGAGAATATCAACGTCAGCGTTAAAGCAATCCCATTTCCCAGCCTTGACCTCCCGAACAAACCGCTGGATCTCCGGGTATTCCAGCCCGGTATTGACGAACACTGCCGGAACGTCGGAGTACATGGAATCAACGATGTGCTTCAGCACTGTGCTGTCCTTGCCGCCGGAAAAACTGACGTATACCTGCCCGTCCCAGTGGTCGTACCAATCCCGGATGCGCTGTTGGGTCAACGGGATCTTCAGCCGCAGCGGCAGGGCTTGGAGCTGCCGCAGGTCCCCTACCGTGTGTTTACTGTCTGCCATGCCTAAGTTCCTCCATCAGCAGCAGCCGCACCGCCTGACACAGGGCATAAACCAGCTCGTTCTGCCAGATGTCCCGGCTCTCCTTGATGCGGCACATCCCCGTCTCGATAGCGTCCAGCGCCTCCATCAGCTCCTCACGCCTCGCCATCACTCCACCTCCTGCTGCCAGAACCTACGGCGGCACTCGGGGCAATTCCCCGTAGGACTAGCACACCCACCGTACTCGTCCCTCTTCTTCTTCGCAATGGCTGCGGGGCAAATGACGAGGATGCCGTCTTTATCCACTCGTGCCTCCGGATATTGCTCCAAAAACTCGCTCTGCCGGGTCTTACGCGGATGCTCCTCCGCCCACTCCTCGACGATCTGAACAAGCCTTTCGGCGTCATTCATCCCCCCTATTGTGCTGCATATCATACCATCCGCAGGGCACCCGGCACACCCACGAAAATGCTTACACATCCGGTTTCGCTCCCGGATAAACTCCACTGCATCCATTTCTATACTCCTTCCCGCCCCGCCTCCGGGGCCTCCCCTCTTACCATCTGCCAGCACCGCCGGAACCACACCATCCACGCCACGCAGCCGGGCCATTGCTGCCCGCCCATCCTCTGACTGCAGCTGCCCAGATCCTTCGAGCGCTTCCGGCAGGTCTCGCAGGGGCATTCCGGCAGCCGGTAAGGCTCTCCTTTTCTTATCACCATTCCACCGTCACCCGCCCTTCATCCGGCATCAGCAGCCGCAGATGCGACAAGATCGCCTCTCGGTCTCCGTCAAGCTCCAGACGTGCGTGCAGCAGCGCTGTCTGCTTTTTCGGGGTCTCCTCCGGTGCTGCGTCCTCCTCATGGGCGGGTTCTTGGCGTGCGGTCTCCCCGTTGCGCCATAAGTCCAGATTCCGCTCCCACAGCACCAGGTCTCCTCCCCCCCTGGGAAACGCTACCCCGTGCCGTTTCCCGGCTTGCCGGACTGTCTCC